GGCTTTAGCTTCTGCCTTGCTGGTCCCGCGCGCATGGCCTAACCCAAACGCGCCAGCGATTAAGCCAAGCAGAACGACTACCAGCCCGCTGGTAAATTCAAGGCTCATTGCGCCTCCTGCTGCTCATCGGCTTTATCTTTCAGCTTTGGCTGTCTGACGTACTGAGAAAGAATGGCGAGCACCACCAGAGCAGGACTAATCATCTCCACAACATTGGGCGGCAGAATATTTTTAATGTCCGTCGGCAGCATCGCCCAGGCATGGAGCGCGGCATCCGGGAATGACTGCGCCCATACGCCAACCAGCGCGCCGGCAGCGCCCAGGCGGACAGACCATGTTTTAAGCAGCAACCGGGCATGACCAACAAACTCCAGCTGGGTATATTTGCGCAGTAGCAACAGAACGAGCACGGCCACCAGCGCCAGCAGGGAAAAAATAATCATCGTCATAGGCTCACCCGCTCTTTAACCCAGCCGTATAGAAACGCTTCGTTAGCTGGCCTCGCTTCGGCCAACTCAAGATAGCGAGCGCCCTGGCTACAATTCAGCCCCTTCAGCAGCGTGGTTTCGCCATCTTTGCCGCGAACGGCCAGATAGCTTTTCAGCGCTGCAATAGTGATGTTGCCTATCGCGCCGTCCGGCTTCAGGTCCGGATATAGATTGCCCTGCATATTCAGCGCCGATAACCAACGCTGCAGGAATGTACTGGCGACACGCGGCCCCATGTTCACGCCGGTATCACACAATTCCTGTGCAATGGCTGGCGACAACTCGGCGATGCGGTTGAACTTCGGTTCAGTCCAGTATTGCGACAGATAAATGGCTTTGGCTGTATCCCGTGGTAACGCCTTCATATCGCCACTATAGCCATATGCGCGGGCGGTGGTCTGCGTGATGCCCCAGCGCGTAGGGCCGCCTTTATCATTCGGGTTATTTACATAACCCCCTTCTTTGCCGAGAATGCCCTCGATAATCTGATCTGCTGTCATGGCGCCTTAACTCCGGTAATGCGCTCCCAGAAATAGGTCAAAGCAACAGAACCCATTGCCCCGCTAATCCCGGAAGTGGCCAGTATCATGTAAATGCTCAGTCCGCTTTCAATGCTCACCAGGCCAGCAATAACGCCGGTAAACCCTGAAACCACCATTTGGGCAAGAGCATTGATCAAGCTCCATGTTGCCTTGCTCTGCTTCACATCTATCAGGTAGCGGACAAGTCCACCCCAGCAAGCAATGATCAGCAGAACCAGCCAGGACATCCCGGCAATGCTCTCTTTGTCTTGCATACGTTTAGCCATAGTTACCGCCTCCGATGAAAAATCGGGAAGCTGTGTGTTTGAAAAGGGTCAGGCCCGTCAGGCTGGATTTAACAACGAAGCGTGTCGATGATGATTCCTGCGGGACCTGATAATAAAAAAGCCATGCAAATGCATGGCCTTGTGATTTGAATCCGTTATTTACAAAATGTATTCGAGACAGTATCTTTCGACTTCCGGACAAAAAAACATATACCGGGACAAAATCTAAATGTAACTGCCTTGCCTGCATGAAACCATGCGGGCTTTTTTTTTGCCCAAAGAAAAAGCCCACCGAAGTGGGCCTTACAGCTATCATCATTTTTTATTAGGTGTGGAGCCGGGTGCCTCCCGGTAAGTCGCCGCCAGTCCACAGACGACTCGCAATGCGCAAAAAAACATATCAGACTGGCAATGCCCCTCCGCATAGGGGGATTCACCACACCAAAAATTTAACATCTGATGAAACTCGTTTCAATGCTCTACGACGATGTGACAGGGGTACTGATGCAATGCATCTCGCGAATACCCCTGTCGTATCGCCGGAAAGCAAAAACCCCGCACTGCGGGGTTTTCGTTATATTCAAATTGTCGCTTTTTGTCGCTGCCGAGTGGCGCAGCTCTGCCAAGCATGAACGGATTATCTAATTTTTAGACCTGAAATCAACTACCAATAACAAAATAAGCACTAATTGCTAAAAACTTATTCAGATTCAGCTTTCAGGCTTTGCCTTGCAGACAGGAAAGTTTTCGCCTGAAATACCTGTAAGCACCAGTTAACGCGATCCTTTGCCATCTTGAACGTAAGCCATGGAGCTGCTCGTTCCAGCTCGCGGGCAATATCCGCGACTTTTTTTCGAGTCGTATAAAAGCTCACCCCTACGATATAAACCGGATCCGTTGTGTCGAATGCCTTCAACACACATTCCTCAACGAAATCCGCATCATCATCTCTTATAGCGGTATCTATTATGCTGGTAGTGGGTTTCGGCCATAAAATTGCGTGTGCTCTATTTAACGCATGCTGACCGCGATACCCTTCCTCCCTCGCCTGCTTAATTGCCGCAGTAAAGCGCTCAAGTGATTTATCAGACCAGCGTTCTCCTCTGATAACTCGCCAGCACTCATGGCTTCTTGGTAATCGGGGCGCAGCCTCACCGCGCATGGTATCACCCCATACGGTAAGCAATGATTTAATCCAGCCTGATTGTATGCCGGTCAAGAGTTTTGCCCGCCCCAGATAGCGCTTATGCGTAGCCAGGGCAACCTCATTAAGGGCCGTATTATGTCTACGGCGTTGCATTGGAGTCATGCTGTCTCTCCCCGGATCTGGCAGGTGCGAATAAAGTTTTTCAGTATGCGGTAGTCAACTAAAACAGTGCCGCGATGACGGCAAAGGCGAAGCTTCATCCAGCGGTAGCGGATGTTCTCTATGGTGAGATGATTCATATCCCCTCCCTGGTGATAAATCTTCCCGAATGCATTTCAACAGAACTCTCGCACTGATTTCCCCAGCGGTCCCAGCCAGTCCATGATTCGCGCGCGAAAAGCTCCACCCGGCTGACATCGCCGTAAAGCAGTTCAAGCCGACGGCGAACCTCCCAAGGTTTCTCGCTGTGCTCACCCAGGCAGGAATAAACCACCTGCTTGATAGATGCGCTCGCTCTTTCCAACCCGGCGCCACAGGTGGCTATTAGCAGATCTTCAGTATTGGCCCGCGTGTGGTTGCCTCCATTCATGCGGGTTTCGCTATTCAACATCGACAGCAGATCATTGAAATCCACCAACTCACCTTCAGTTAGCGCCTTATTGAATCGCCGTTCGGCGTGCTGGTTAAGCTTTACCCATGTAAAACCCTTCATGGTGCGAATTCGAAAACCCCAGGCCTCTGCCAGCTCGATCGCTTCCTCGGTATGTGTGCCGGTGTACCACATGGCAAGAACGGCATTATCAGCAGCCAGATTCCAGACAGGGAGGCGCTTAAGCTCGACAAGACTCATAGTTTCGTAGTGGTTAACCGCAGCGCCATTGCTAATTTTATTGCCGTATTGCCAGGGTGGATCGACGTAAATGAGTTGATATGTCATGCGACCTCCATATAAGCGCGAATGAAAGCCGCTGCTGCCTGAGCGTTTATGGCGTTTCCGTACCCTTTCAGGCGGCCGACGCGGTTGCTGCTTGCCACTCTTGCCATCCCGGGCTCGACTCGTCCCAGGCGTGCGGCAGCCCCATCAACCAGCGGGAATGTGCCGGGTTCAACTGGACGCCATTTCCCATCTCGACATAAGAGCCAGTCCGCATCTCGCCAAAAACCGTTAACCTCAAGGGGCCGCAGGTGAACGCCTGGCGCGGCAACTGGTCCAGTCGCTCTTTCCCGTCCCGCTGCGCCGTCATTCCCGCCGAATCCTTCCAGTCGCGTGACGTTGGAGTTACCCAACCCGTTAGTAGAACGGTTCCCGGTAATTTCAGGCAGACTTTGGGAGTACCGTCCGGGTTCTTTCCGCTGTAGCAATGGGTCGACCCCGTCGCGTCGTTCGCGAGCGGAGTTTGCCAGCCAGATAATTTCACCGCTCCGGACAGGTTCTGCAGTCCGCGCTTCGTTTCTGGCTGTGGATTCGTATTGCAGGTTGGCGTCGGCCACCCAGTAGGCCCGCTCTCGCTCGTTCGGCGACCCGACACCCGCAGCCGGGAACGGCGTAAGCCCGAAGGCGTAGCCCATTGTTTCCACGTCATTTTGTACAAGGTCGAACCATGGATCCGCACGACCTCCTGCAACTTGCTCGCCAGCGATGCGCTGAGGTCGGCACTGCTTGATAAGCCAGCCAAAGGCAGGCCACAAATGTCTGTCGTCACCAAACCCAGCGCCTTTGCCAGTCGAGGAGAAAGGCTGGCATGGGCAACTTCCTGTCCAAATCGGTCTGTTATCCGGCCATCCGGCCAGACGCAGAGCATATGACCATCCACCAATCCCGGCGAAAAAGTGGCACTGGGTAAATCCTCTGAGGTCGTCAGGTGTGACATCTTCAATACTCCGTTCGTCAACTTCGCCCGGGGCGATGTGACCGCCGGCGATGAGATTACGCAGCCACTGCGCTGCAAATGGGTCGATTTCGTTGTAATAGGCTGCTGGCGTCATGCGGCCTCCAGCGTTTTTTTCAGTGCGCGTAAGTCGGCGTAAGCCTGCAGGCGGATAGCTTCCAACTCTTCGATGGTCCAGCGGTGAATCCGGTTGTCGTTATCAAGCCCCTGAACTGCGGCTTCACCGATTTTTTCCACCAGCCCTACCCGGTAAGCTTTGATATTCCCGGACTTGCCGACGTTGCAGTCATCACATTGAAGATTGATATTGATGCGGGTAAACCGCAGGTGGGAGGCTTTAGCAACGGTTCTGTAATGCCCCGCATGCCATACTTTGGCCTGGTGGGTTCCGCAGGAAATGCACCCCTCCCCATTAGCAAGGGCAGTTTCACGGCAAAGGGTATTTACCACGCGCTCCGTAACTTCCAGCCAGTGGCTGAGAGGTTTTTCAGCCGTCGTTGGTTGAGGGCGGATATGGTGAACGGGTTTATTTTTTAACCTGTTTTGTGCCTTAACCTTTTGTTTCTCGCGCTGATGCGCAAGGTACTGGGCCTTATGCTCTTCGCAGCACCAGTAAACATTCGAATAGGTAAGGTTAAACCAGGCACCGCAGCCGGGTGCTTTGCATCTGCGACGGGGATCTCTCATATCGCACCACCTGGGTGCGACAGACAAACGGAAACACCAGCATATTTGATAGCCGGTGACAGGAGGTACAGCTTTTGAGAGTGGTTCTTCTGCGCCATCGGTTTTTCTCCGTGGCACAGCGACTGGCAAGAAGGGTTGTTCAGACCCGTAATTAATATAGCTAATTTTAGTCCTGACTTACAGGGGGAAGACCGGCTTTTTTACGGGCCTCATCAAGGGATTTGAGCGAGGTGACAAACTCATCTTTGCGCAGCGGGAAGCCCCTCTCCACAACCCCATTTTTCACATAAACAAGGACAGGCCCGGTATGCTCTTTGAATCCTGGAAATAAATCATCCGGTATTTCCATAAATACCTCATTGGAAACACTCCACCTGCAACGAACACGGCCAACGAGTTACCACACTTAAGAAATAACCGCGCTAAAGATGGCGTAAAAAGTTAACAATGGCGGCATTCCCGCCACTCTCTTACCGCTCAATAAAACCAGTCGTCGGCACTTTCCCACGTTTCCTGCAGGATTTGCTCTATGCTCTTTTTATCGCCGTCAGCGCCACCCAGAACGGTCAACCCGTCAGTACTTGAGCGCCTTATATTTAGTTTGCAGCCTTCATAGTTTTGATGAAGACGGCGCAGCAATTCAACTTCAAGGGCGGGAATGGCCCCTTCTGGCAGTTTTTTAGTCTTGTCGATGGTTACTTCGATTCTCATAGTATCACCCACCTAAACACTGTATAAATACACAGTACACCTAACTCACTGAATGAGCAATATCTTAAGAGCACAAAACGTTAATTTTTATCAGTCATGGGAAAACAAAACCCACCGTAGCGGGTTGAATCTATGGGGTTTTTTAGTCATGTTCTCTAAAGAGAGACAGAGTCTTAGGTCACAGTAAACAAAAATCGCCCAACTCATGAGTGGTAAAACAAGTCATATTGACGAGACCTTATATGATTACGTAATGGCCAAATTTAATCGAGCAGTGACATCAAAACTGTTCGATTAAAGTAGTCGGGCAAGCGTGCGACACTCTTCGAATGTTATCCTTAGACAAGCTCAAGGTAAAAAATGTCTAACATAAACAATTAAATTAAATCCGATTTGATTAAAAAAATCGTTATAACTAACTTAAACCTCACTACCTTTAAGAAAATCATTATGAAAAAGCATGAACTCGTAATCACCGCCTTTATTTTTAACCAGTTCAATTTCAAAATCTGGCCATGGGTACTTATAGCGCAAAAACAAACACTTTGACTCAATATCGATTAGTTTTTTAAGGCCAAAAGAAAAACATCCAACAATATTATCATCCTTAAACTCTCTGGCTATAACCAATGTACTTAAATTCTTATTCTTAGAGCACAAGTTTAGATATGCGCGGTTGAAAACCACCTCATTTCCTCGTGAATCATTTGCCATGATAAATCCTCAGTCATCCCTAAGTAAAAGACTTAAAAATCAAGTAACAGAAGGCTCCGGTACTTGATGGTTCCATTTTACAGGAGACAATAGCAGCTTTAATGGAGTAAAGATTCAACTATTTTCAAATTGAGAAGTTTCCAAATCATTTAAACTAAAGCACATATTAATAAGCGCACCACATGAATTTAATTCAACAATTTCAGATACAGTTGCAATCTCAGCTTTTTAATACATCATGCGGCTGCGTCCCTTTTCTGACATAACTCAGGAAAATTGCCCATCACCAGTACCTCAACGAACGGTGGCGGCACAAAGTTGCCGAAGCGTGCTAACAGAAAGAAAAAAACCGCAACAGCGGGTTTATACAACGACCACCAGCAGCAGACCTTCCAGCTCAATGACACGCTTGCAGGTGTCTTCCAGTAAAGAGTCCATCATTTCACCTCCTGTGGAGCGACTGCGAGCATTGCGGTGCGGCGTTCCTGTAACTCGCGCAATGGCTTTATCGCATCTGACATCAGGTAAGCAGAATTAGTCCCGTTAAGGCGGTAAGCGGTCTGCTGCAACTCGATGATTAACGTTTGCAGCTCTACTTCTGTTAACTGGTTATTGGTCATTGGTTAGCTCCTTATCCTGCTGTGCTCAGTACGTCAGAAGGAAAGTAGATGTGGGCATCAATTTCAGCGTCCGCATCTCGCACAGCGGTGCACCATTCAGAAGATGCGCGAGTATCTACCCGGCGCGCGATCTCTTCCTCTTTGCGCTTGTCGTATACTGTTACGTCGCGATCGCCAATGGTGTAGAAGCCGAATTTTTCTGGCGACGGGCAGCGCGCCAGCACTGCGTTAACTTCATCGAACCAGGCCGATTCTTTTTTGGTTAATTTCCCCATCTACTCATCCCCCTCACAGCGAAATCCGGCAACGCGAATTTGCCGCTTCGCGAGCGTAATAGCCTCTTCATACGCCTTTTCTTGCTCAGTCCAGTAGCCGTTTGTTTTTGGCAATTGCACCGGATTAGCTAGCTTTGACTCCAGCTCGAAGATGCGCTGCTGCGCCTTCTCCAGCGCCTCTACCAGCGCGAGGATGTTATCTGGCCCATCTGACAGGTCGTTAAATTCTTTGCATTCTTCGAGGTAGACGGTGATAGACATGCGATGGGCAACATAATCTTCGGTTGCTGCCTTAGCTCGCACAGCTGCAGCCTTCATAAGCTGCGTCAGTTCGGTGATATCACTCATCGGAGTTATCCTCGCAGCAGTAGTGAGCACCATCCGGGTCTGTGCTTTTGAAGCCGCAGATATCACATTCAATTTCGTCATGGGCTTCCTCCTCACATTCGTGACTTTCCGGAGCGTCGGCTTTGTAATAATCGCCGCACAAGGCGCAACGAACATCAAGGACTTCATCGCAATTCGTGGTCCCTGTAATCATTTGGCGGCTCCTTCACGATACTTTTCCAGCATCTGATCGGTGGCCGTGCACCCAAATTTGGAGCAATTAAACCCACCGCAGTTTTTACACGCGGTACCGCCAAGCACCCATTGCAGGGCTTTTGCATATTCACCACTGGCGGTTTCGAGAGCTTGGGTGATTTCCTTACGTGATTTAATGCGCGGCTTTGCTTCACCGAGAACCTGACGCTGCCGACGGGCTTTTTCATGGCCTTTAGTGCCTGCGGTCGCAGCTTCGATTTCTGCAACTTTTTCGCGCTGCTTTTCAGGTGGAAGCGTGCCCAATTGACGCGCCTGGGTGACGGTAACAGCACCGGACTCCACCGCTTCCCGGACGGCCTGGGTGGCATCGAGGAGGGATAGCGTAGCGCGTACAGTGGGGACGCTGCAGCCAAACAACACTGCAATGTCGTCCTCATCGAGCCCGCGGTCGAGCGCGTCTGACATTTTTTTAGCGCGGCCAAGCGGTGTATCAGGTCGGCGAATTTCGTTTTCGCTGACCATGTATTTAGCCATCTGATTTGCTGATCCGCGCTTAACAACCCCAGGAACAAACAGTGGGTCTTTGCCTTCTTTAAGAAGGAGTTTATTTGCCTCAATGGTATGTTTAACGCGCTGGCGGCCTACAACCACGCAGGTGAGCCCCGTTTCAGGGTCTTTCCAGACGATAATCGGCTCCAGTACACCCAGCTCCTTGATGTTCAGCACCATCCCTTCGTCGATCGGCAGGTGAACCCGCTCATCGTAAAGAGGATGGCTCTTATCGGTGACCAGGTGCAGATTTTCAGGATCAAACTTCAGAGCATTTGTCTTTCCACTGGCGCCGTATACGTCGATTGAATTCTTAGCCATTTTTAACCTCGTTTTTATTAACCGTCTCAGCCCATTTTTCTTCCAGCTTTCTTCTGGCTTTATCCTTGCCACCAGCCCAGTAGCTTTGCTGGACTCGGTAATGGTCATACGGGCATTTCAGTGCGCCAGAGCAAGAGCCAAACGTATAATCTTTCCAGTGGTACTCAGGTAACGCGCCGCAATCAGGGCATTTCTGTAATTTCATTGAGCGACCCCACGACATTCCCGCAGAAGGCTTTCAAACTTCGCCCGAAGCCGGTTCGCGCAGCCAAACGGCATATCGTTAAAGCACCACATTGCCGCGCCATTCCGCATGCCGCTTTGGGTAATCTGACCTGTTCCGTGTAACTGGCGAAGCTGATTACCGACAGATGACATACCGCGCCCCAGTGCAACTGCGATTTCTCTTGTGGTCAAATCAGGATTGGCTTTTAGAAATTCGATCATCGTGATTTCACCGCTGTATTGTGTTTTCTTGGATTTGGTTGTTTTCATTGAAAAAACTCCTTAGCCCCTGAAACCCTTAGGAATATCTGCCTGAACCTTGCCGCTAAAACCGAGGTTGCCGCCGGTTGCGAGATTTACCGGGCACAACTTCAGCACCAACTCAGGCCATTTACGATGTAGCGTCGGCATGTCCTGAACCTTTCCGCACCACCACTGGTCGCGCTGAATACGCTCAATCATGGTGCGGATTTGGGCGTGGCTGCAGCCGTGCTCCTGCCTCAGCAGACGAACTTCCTGCGCCCAGCGAACAAAATTTGGCTCTCTTGGTTTTGCCAGCGTTCCATCGAATTCTGCGGCGCGTTCGTACATCTCGATGATGGTCGACCAGAACCACATCGCGAGATCGAAGTCATCATCGGCAGCCAGGTTACTGTCTTCGGTAGCGTCAGGAATGTTTGCTTCCGGAATGACCGTTTCACGCCCTGACTCTGCAAAGTTATCCACAGGAAGAATCTCTCCCGCGTGGTTTTTATGATCTGTATGTAGTGATCTGTTTTTAAGATCTGTATAGAGATAGGATTCGGCTTGAGAGCCGTTTCCAGGATTCGGCTCTTGGGCCGTTTCCATTCGGCTCTTGGGACGAATGCATTCGGCTTGAGAGCCGTTTCCATCACTTTCAATCACTTGCTTCGATTCGGCTCTTAAGCCGTTTCCATTCGGCTCTTGGGCCGTATCCATATTTTTCAATGGGTTATTTGAATTTCCCCCTTGCGGGAATATTTTGGCGATTAGCGCCTCCTGATCGACCCGATAATGCTTCTTCGGAGTGCCGCTTACCTGCCGTAACTCTTCCTCAATAACCCCCGCCAGGTACTGCTCTGTAATCTTGAACATTGCTTTTCTGACCACGTCGCCATCTTTGGCGCGAATCTCTTTGGCAAGCGCTGCGTGCTCTTTGTAAAACCAGCCATTTTCCAGACTCGACTTGCCAGACCAGAACACCAGCTGATTGAGAATGGCCGCCAGCAAATACTGTTGCCTGTCTCCTGCAAAGAAATCCAGATACGGTCCGGGGATCGTTATGCAGTTCCCCTGCCCCGACATGGCCTGAACAATTTCAAACACCTGATTGTTCATTCCGAAACCTCATTGTGTAGCCGTAAAAACTCTCTCAACCCCACCCAGCCAACAGCCCCGCAGGCTTTGCGGTAGGAAACATCTTTCTCTGTCGCTGTGAGTACCGTCACCCTGTGGCCTTTGTGTCTGTGCTGGAAGCGAGAACCGACCTTAGGAATGCCAGTGCCTGCACAATCTCCTTCAGACGGCTCATACGCCGGATACGCTCGTTTCAGGCGAGCAATCAATTCAGCAGCAGACTGGTTACGCATGGTTGAACCTCGCTTAGTGAATCAGCGTGTTACCGGAGGGGCCGCCATCAGCAATCCGGTCAGAGATAGCAATCATTGCGCCGAACAGCGCTTCCATTTCGTCGTCGACACGCTGTTTGCGGTGAAGCAGTTCCCGGAAAGTTGCGGAGTAATAACTACGCACCCGCGCCAGCAGTAACGGCGGCATAGCCCGTTCAATTGCCGGGAGAAGCTGCGCGATTTTTTCGATTGATGCAGGTGAATCACTTTCAACCCAGCGGTAAATCTTCTGGATATTGCGGCTCAGTGCGTCAGGGTGGCTTTCGTCATACAACTCTGGCTTAGTCATGCCCATGGAGAAATACGCGTCGACAATAGCCGATACAGGCGTTTTACGGCCACCAGGATAAAGCGCCCAGGCATTCATGGCCTCGCGAATGCGTTCATGCCTGATTTTCATGATTCACCTCACCAGAACGTTTTTCGTTACGATATTGGTCGTAAACATCTTTGTCGTAATGAAGTTGACCTTCAGAAGCAGCCTGAAGACGTGCCGCGCGCCCTTCTGGTACAAGTTCACCCCACTTGTAAATTGAAGAAAGACGGACCCCAGCGGCTTTAGCAAGCCGTGTTTTAGTGCCAAAGAAGGAAAGAGCATCCGATTTGTACATTTTTGAACCTCTCATGTTAGCCATGGCTAACAAAATAGAAGGTAACAAAAACTTAGTCAAGAAGAATTAGCATTAGCTAACTATGGAAATGAAAAATCTATCGATCGGGGAGCGCATCAGAGCGCGCCGGAAAGACTTAAACCACACTCAGCGCACGTTAGCCAAGGCGTTGAAGATTTCCCATGTCTCAGTTTCGCAATGGGAACGAGACGACAGCGAGCCTACTGGGAAAAACCTTTTTGCACTGAGCAAGATACTAAAATGCTCCCCTACCTGGATTCTTTTTGGCGATGACGAACAGGCGCCAGATTCATTACCTGCCGAGGAGTCGCCACTGGATGATCGTCATAGGGAATTGATAGAGTTGTTCGACGCTTTACCAGAATCAGAGCAAGACTCCCAACTAGAGCTAATGCGTGCACGAGTCGAAAACTTTAATCGACTATTTGAAGAAATGCTTGAGACTCGAAAGAGAAAGAACAAACCAAAATCAAATTAACCCCCAACTCGGCCAAGGCCGGGTTCTCTCTGCTTTTTCGCTTCGATTTAAAACTCCCTATTTATCATTAGGCTAGTAAACCACAGTAAAATTGTTAGCCATGGCAAACAAAAACATCTTGACCTACTTGTTAGCCATAGCTAACCTAAGACCATCAACCCTATCACTGCACAGTGACTGGCAAGAAAAAAACGTTCGGTTGGCCGCCTGAAGGCTAAAAATCAACAGGCTTTGCAATGCAGTGAATGCGGCTATGCGCACGCGGCACAGTTAAGCGGTAACACTCGTTTCTGAAAAGAGTGGGGTGGAAAAGAAGCTGTCGGTACTAGTTGTTAACTGGCTGGTATCACCGGGAGGCACCCGGCACTGCATTGCAAGGTCTGTTAGGTACTCAATACGCATGAGGGAAATGAGATGATTCGAGACGAAGACAAGCCAGCATGGCGCCGGTTCTGGTTGAAGGTTGTTCCGTTTTTGGTTGTGGTCGCATCGGTAAGCGTTCAGTGCTGGGGTGGAGTATGAGCAGAAATGGCATTCGTTCACTGGTTATTGTTCTGACCATCTGCCTTGTTGCCTGGTCAGCGACCATTATCAAAATTCTGCATGTTACGGGGGTGTTTAATGGCTAATTTTCTGCAAAGCAACCCGATGGTTAAAGCAGCTCAAAGCAAACTCGCTATTGCGCAATTTATTGGTAACAGTGGCATGTGGTCTGATGCCATGGCGTCAATAAAAGATATTCATGAAGCAACAAAGCACGAAGAAGACCATATGTTTTGTGGTCGCACGGATTCACTTTCCGGACTTCAATTTCGGGACGTAGTTTTAAATTACGACCTGTACGGGGATTTAATTTCCGTCGATGCTGACTTGCTTACAGGGCAATATAAAGTAAATACCGAAGTTTCATTTTAATTATCGAAAAAATGAATTAATGCCTTAAATGGCAGGTATCCACACACCTTAATACAGGAATAAATATGGAAACCGAAACACTCCACTGCTACAGCTGCGGCGGCTCCTTTGCACGCGAAGAGTTGCAGTATCGCCCCATCGGAAAGGGTGCATACCGTAAGCAAGCCTATTACTGCCCTGTATGCAATGAAAAGCAAAAGAAGAAAGAAACGCTCACAGCTGCAAAGTCATCATTCCGAAACTCATTACCAGCCAGACCAGCAACAGCCCAATTACGGCCTTCGTTCTGGAATAAATAAAATCAGTTTCAGTTAGCAATCCTGCAAAAGGAAATAACAAATATGAAAATAGAATTTATTGATAAAGGTGTAATAGCAACTGCGATTGTCACCAGTACGGTATTCGAATTCCGGCTACACAATCGCGCCGTTGATACTGCTTTATTTCTGGCTCCTTCCGTTCGTTCAAAGCGTAGCGGATTCTTTATTTTAAAAACGGTTATTTCCGGTAAAACACCTCACGTACTGCGCGCATACAGCGCACTTCGCGCGGAGGCTTCTCGATGAGCAAATCTCTAAACGCACGCTGCATCAGACGCTGGGAAGTAGAGTTTAAACCTATCTGCGATTCTAAGGTTAATCCGTTCTGGCGCAAGAGCGACCTACATGGATATATCCGCGAAGCGGCACTTACCACCGCTTACAGCATGGTCGAGAAAATGGCTGAACGTAACGCTAAGGTTGACTATGACGGTGAGCTGAACGGCTGGTCACCAGAATTTTCAGCCTGGTATCGTGAGCGCCATGAACAGTATCTGAAAGAGGCGCGTGACTACCTGGACGAAGAAGCTACCAACGACGAAATCGACGAGGAGATCGAAAACGAACTGGAAGCATGGAACGACTGAATTACACAAAAACACAACTGAACTGATTTCCAATAATCAACATTAAACCGGGGAACTGATTATAGTTTCCCGGCCATGAGGTTATTTATGGCCGATATTACTCAAGAAGATGAATGGGTGATGGAAAAGGGAATTGTAGCGAAGATGTATATGACTCCCCGGCAAATTAAATCTTACCGGGAGGGGAGATGGATCGAGGGCATTCATTATAAGAAGCACCCACCAGATCCAAAAGCTTCAGAAGGAAGGGTAACGCTTCTCTACAACTACACCAGGATTAATAGGCTTGTCGGGGAAACATAATGAATATGCCTGCTGGCGTAGAGCTGCATGGGAAAGGAATAAGAATTAGCTTTCTATATCGCGGCATACGTTGCCGCGAAGTTTTGCGGGGCTGGACTGTATCAAATAGCAATATAAAAAAAGCGGGCAATCTCCGTGCTTTAATCATGAGTGAGATTCAGCAAGGTAAATTTGACTATGCAAAGCACTTTCCTGAATCAAAGGCGCTTAAAAAATTCACCACAACACAAAAAATTAAAACCTTCGGTGAATTGTGCAAAGTTTATCTTAATGCCAAAAAGCTTGAGGTCTCAGCTGCGTCATACAGAGGCGCAGAATCACGTATAGCAACGCTTTGCGCTATTGTTGGAAGTAATACGCATATTGCGGATATTCAGCATACCGATCTGTTGAATTATAGGAACGCACTGTTAACTGGTAACACATTTAGCGATCACGCGCCCTGGCTTAAAAGAAAAGGTCGCGCTGTATCCACGGTCAACGGCCTGATGAACAACCTGACTGCATTGCTCAAGCTGGCGAATCTGAGCGGCTTTATCGAGCATAACCCTCACGAAGGTATAAAGATGCTTAAGCGCTCCAGGAGAGACCCGGATCCACTTCTCCAGAGTGAGTACGAAGGTTTTATAAAAGCGTTATCTCCTCGGTATGCTTTGCTTTGGACTACAGCTATCTTTACCGGCCTTCGGCATGGAGAGCTTACAGCTTTAGCCTGGGAGGATGTGGACCTTGATAAGGGTGAGCTTCACGTCAGGCGTAATCAAACTAATGAGGGCCTGTTTGTGCCACCCAAAACCGAAGCGGGGATCAGAACTGTAACCCTGCTTGAGCCTGCGCTGAACGCCTTACGTGAGCAATTCAAGCTAACTGGCGCATTAAGCAAAACCGAAATCACTTTCCATCACCGCGAACATGGGTTAACTGAACAACAAAAACTGCGGTTCGTGTTTATCCCGCCCAAAAACTGGCGCGGGGAAACGAAGTATTATGGCTCTCAATCTCTGGGGTATAGTTGGGAGGCTGGATTAAAGAAGGCGGGAATCAGGAGCAGACGCCCTTACCAGTCGCGCCACACTTTCGCATGCTGGCTTTTAACTGCCGGAGCTAATCCGTCTTTCATCGCCGGACAGATGGGCCACGAGAATGCAAAGATGGTTTACGAGATTTACTCGAAGTGGATCGGAGAGATGGACCGCAACCAGGTAGAAATGCTGAATAACAGTTTTTCTGACGTTGTGTCCCAAGGGTGCCCCAAACGTAAGGTAGTAGGTATAAAAAACGTTTAG